CAACATAAGGGTTTTAAAAGGCACGGCATTATATACCAGTTCATTTACACCTTCTGTTTCCCCACTGAGTGCAATTACAAACACAGTATTGTTATTGAATGCTGCAACTTCTCCAACTTACCTGGTAGACTCAAGTACAAACAATGCAACAGTGACCAATGTTGGATCTGTCACTTTCTCATCAAATACCCCATTTGCAGTTTCCTATAATGTCACCACAGGTACTATAATACCTGCAACCAGCAGTAACACAGGTGCACTAGTTGTCACAGGTGGTACAGGTATCAGCGGTAACTTGTATGTTGGTGCTAATATTGTAACTACTAATGGTGTGTTCTGGGCCAATGGTGCCAGTGCACTAAGCAATTATGGCAACACACAAGTGGCCACTTACTTGCCAACTTACTCAGGCAGCATTGGCGGTACGCTGACCACTGCTACACAAAATAGTGTGACCACAATGGCAGGCTTGACCAGTTTTGGTACTGCTGGTATCAACACCACTGCACAAGGCAATTTGACAGTTACAGGTAACTTAAATGTTGCTGGCAATATAACCGCAGTGGGTAATGTATATAATGTGACCATCACTGGCAACAGTGGTCAGTTCTTTGGTAACCTGGCAGGATTTAATGCACTGTACGCAGGTATTGGCACAGGATATTTCATTGAGCCACAAATGGTCATGCAGGTCAGCAGCAACTTCAATGGTTATGCTGGTGTTAATCATCAAAACATCAATAGCGGATCGCTGGCATCAACCGATTTGTTCTGGACTCCCAACAACGGAACTGCTAACGACACTTTCTTGGACATTGGTATTGGCAGTAGCACATACAACTATCCTGGGTATGGCTTAATTGGGCCCAATGATTCCTACATAATATCCTATGGTAATACTACCACTGCTGGCGGTAATTTATTATTGTCCACTGGACTTAACAATGACATTGTATTTGCAGTAGATGGTGCTAATGCCAACAACGAAGTAATGCGTATCACTAGAGCCAACGTGGTCAATATCAAATCCACAGTGGCCAGTGCAAATACTGCTTCTGGTGCATTGGTAGTGGCAGGTGGTGTTGGTATCGCAGGCAATGTATTTGCAGGCAATATTATTGCAACACATTATGGTAATGTTGTTGGCACAACTGCTACATTAACAGGAGCTGCCAACGTTGGTAATTTGATTACTGCTAGTGGAATTTATTGGAGCAATGGTGCCGCATACAGTAGTGGTAGTACCTACGGTAATACTCAAGTTGCTGCTTATCTTGCTACCACAACTGGCAATACTCAATCTGGTAATACTTCAATCACTGGTACTGCCAATATTGGTAGTTTAATTTCTACTAGCGGTATAATATCAAATGTATTAACTGTTGGGTCAGGATCAACTTCGACATATCTAAATACAATTGGTGCAAGCGGCGGCAGTTTATACTTCAGTAACTCAAACTATTTGGCTTTGCCAGCCAGCACCAATTGGGTATTGTCGGGGAACTTCACTTTTGAATGTTGGTTCAACTACAGTACATACACTGGCGATCCTACAATTGTTGATCAATATTTAAGCAGCACATTAAATGCAGGTAACTGGCAATTATGGATCAACCATATAGGCAGTGGAGTACTTACTATACAATACAATGGTGGAACAGGTGCCCTAGCCCTTACCACAGTACCAGTCAACACCTGGACTCACGTTGCAGTGGTTAGATCCGGGTCAACCATAACTGGATATGTAAACGGTGTTAATCAAGGAACTGCTACCTATAGTGGTACAATAGGTACCAGTACTAATACATTACAATTTGGTGCACAACACGGCCCTACTGCATACTTTAATGGTTATATTACCAATGCTCGCCTAGTCAACGGCTCAGCATTGTACACCACAAACTTTGTACCACCAGTAGGACCACTGACTGCAGTGGCCAATACTGTAGTGTTGCTGGACTCTTTTAATTCTAGCACATACTTAACTGACGCCAGCACTTACAATGCTACCGTAACCAATGTCAACACTGGAACCCCAGTTTCTTGGAGTAACTCAACTCCATATATTGGCGGTAGTTTGAGCTTTAATGGTACCAGTCAGTATTTAAGTTTCCCTAATAGCTCAAGTTTTGCATTTGGCACAGGAGCATTCACTATTGAAGGGTGGATCAACGCCACTAGCGGTGTCAACAATGTATTCATACTTGGTGGCAGAAGTGCTATTGGAACAATGATCATAACCACTGGTTGTTATAACGGAACAACCACTGCTGGTGCACTAAGATATGTTGGCTCTAGTGAAATCAGTTCGGGTAGCACACTGGTTGCTACAGGAACCTGGAATCACTTTGCTATTACCAGAGATGCTAGTAATAATGTAAAACTGTATGTAAATGGCGTACTTACTGGGTCAGGCACAGATACTACATCATATACTACAACAACTGGTACTTGGTATGTGGCCACAAACGATTTGTCCCGCACTACATACCTTCCGGGCAATCTTACTAATCTTAGAATTGTTGCCGGATCAGCGGTTTATACCGGCAACTTTACTCCCCCAATTGGTCAGTTGACTGCAATCTCAAACACTGCCTTGTTGTTGAATGTATTAACTTCGACCACATACATCACCGACTCTAGCACAAATAATGTAACTGTTACCAATAGTGGTAGTGTACCGTTCTCTTCCAGTACTCCGTATACAAGTTCAACTGGTTCACTGGTAACTGTTGGTAGCGTAGTGCCAGCAACATCGGCCAACACAGGTGCACTAGTTGTGACAGGTGGCACTGGCGTAAGTGGTAATCTATACGTAGGCGGCAATGTAGTCTCTACAGGTAACATTACTTGGGGAACGGCATCTGTTACTGACATTGCCAATACAATAACCAGCGTCGGCAATGTGGCTACTGCAATTGATACATTTGCTAATACTGCTATACGTACTGCAAAATATGTAGTATCTATACAAGATACCATTACATCACAAAGTCAAGCAACAGAAATACTATTAGCACAGGACGGGGCAAACGTTAATGTAGTTACATATGGCATAGTTTATACAGGTACAAGCCAGAGAATGACGTTCTCTGCAAACATGAGCGCAGGCACAATAACCCTTTGGGCAACGGGAACTAGTTCAAACAATACTGTAAAATTGTCTAGAACTGCTATACCAATGTAAATTACATAAATATACTATAACAGGAATCTCAAATGCAACAACTAAAGCAATTATATCGTAGCAATTACAGCGGTGAGCAAGTGGTCACAGAACTGCGCTATGAAAGTGGCGATTGGAATCCTACAGTTGAAATGGTTCCAAATAGTGTTTTTACTACACACACCACTACACAGGCCGTTGCCATCGGCAACGGTGAAAGTCGTATTGGATTTGACATGAATCTAATTGCCACACACAAAGCAGGTTTTGGTGGTGCCAATAGATTGCAAAGTTATGGTTGCAATGCCATCTACAGAGATTTTGCCCCAGACTTTTTGATTGTAAGCGGCGATGCAATTGCTGAAGAAATTGCTGGATCTGGCTATTGTGACAACAACATTGCATATGCCAACAGTGATCTGGTGTTGAGATATCCAGGAAAGTTTTATTTGATTCCTCAAAATTTATTTTATGACACAGGTGCCTTGGCTGCCTATATGGCCTGCTTTGATGGACACCAAAAAGTATTCTTGATGGGCTATGACAGTTACGATATTCCTGGGCCTATTAACAATGTGTACAAAGACACCAATGGTTATTTGCCCCCGGATGAAATGCAAGACAAAACATTTTGGGGCATGTCGTTGAGTAACGTAGTCAAAGCATACCCCGCAGTGGATTTTGTGAGAGTAATGCCTACTGCCAATTGGTGGATACCTGAAGATTTAGAACCATTAACTAACTTCCGCCAAATTGATATTAGAGCATTTGTATTAGAAGCAGACATAGGATAAGCATGGCACACCCAGTAATAGCAACAAATTTTCAAGCTGACACCAATTATGGTGCAGGCACCGCAGTACAGTTTGGTGGCAACAATGAAGTCACACTAGCAACACAGCAAACTACCAGCATTGCTGGCATTGTGGTTGCCGATGCACAATTGTTATTGAACAACACACTCACTGGTCCTAATGTAGTAGCAGTAGCCACACAAGGTCGTGTCATGTGCAGTATTGTGGGTACCGCTCAACAAGGTGATTTGATCACTGCTGGGTCAGGTGGATTTGTACAAAGTATTGGGCAGATTTATTACAATCCTGATGTTACTTCTGGACCTAGCGTAGGATGTGTTGTTGGTCGTGCAGTCAGCAACAGTGCCAACGGACAAGTAGAAGTACAATTGAATATCGGTTAATTCAATATTGATTCTAAAGTCTTAATTTTTTTCTTAACAATATCAAAGTTAAAACTGCGCCATAGGCCAGGATGCAATGGTTTTGGATGATCCGCTAACTCTACCCAGCAATAGCCACGATGCTCTTCGTTTAAACTAGGCACAAACTCTTCTCTGCAGTCAACTAAAAAAGTATAGTAAGCAAACTTGCGATTATCTGCAGTGAATGTTTCCAAGGGAATAAATTTTTTGGTACTAAAGTCTGCACCAATTTCCTCGTGAATTTCTCTTACAAGCCCTTGGATAACAGTTTCGCCAGGTTCTATCTTGCCCCCAACAATGCCCCAAGATCCAGCACTACGGCTTTTGTTGCGTAACAAGAACAAGTATCGGTTGGTGCTTTTGGCGTAAACTAATGCGCCAACTCCTTCGGTGTGATCTGTCATTACAGTACCAAACTCCATTGGCCCGATCTGTAAATGCCTTCGTAACTTTTTACCCATGCAGATCCAGTCCAACGATATTGAACTTGTGTGTTCAAGTTGGTCACATATTCGGGGGTGGTAGTTGCAGCACTATCAAACTCTACTGTCCAGTAAGTGCCATTCCATTTGATAATGTCATTGGCAGCCGCAACCAAGTTAGTACCTGCTGCACCAGCCCATGCCATGGCCGAAGTGGAGTTGTTGTCGCCAATGGGATTCAATATCAAGTAACTGGTTCCAGTAGTCGGATTCAGTAATCCACTGGTTACAGTGACAGTGAATGGATCAATAATGGCATTCACTGCTGGCAATGTATTAGCCGGCAAAGTCATTGGATCAGGTGTAAACAACAGTTGATTACCATTGCCGGGATTGTATGCAACAGTACCCACTATCTCGTGCGGACCGTCGGGATAATCAAAGGTTAAACGAACTTGACTGATACCATTGGTGAGCGCACCATACAAGTTTACTAGGCCAGACCAAGGATATGTGGTGCCTGAGGTACCATCTTCGCTTAAGGTTTTATAAAGTGTTAAGGTATTGCCTACGTAAACTAAACTGTAATTCAATGGAGTATAGCGCATTTGACTAGTACTGGCAATCTCAATTAAATCGCCATTGAAACTGCCTGAATCGTCGTAGATATTGGCAATAATCTGCTGGACAACACCACCTTTTTGCACCTTAGAT